TGCACAGTTTGGCTATACTGCGAAGGTTACAGTAAATGATATTGAGTTTGAGCATGGTGACTTTTATATGTGGGATAGACTTGGAATACAAGGTTCAACTGATGGTGTTAATTTCTTTAACTTAAGTGAGCCTTGGTTACAAACATCATTATTTTCATCCCCAACTTGGGATGAAGAGTTTGCTGGTGGGAATGAATGGAATGATGTTGGATCAAATAATGGTTATATCTTTCCTAGAGATAATGCAAGGGCTGTATTATTATCAAGTGGAACATTTCCAGTGGTAATAAATACCGGCTACAGACATATTAGGTTTTATTTTAGATCTGACGGAGTCATAACTGCACAAGGGTGGAACATGACATTAGCCCCTGACACGCCCTATACTTCAAGTGCTATAACTGTTGCAGAAGGAGCTACATTGTATTTAGATAATTCTGACTATACTAAAATAACAACTAATAATGCATCACAAATAGTTGTAGGTTACTGTGCTTATAGTAATGCAGAAAATAATAGTATCTTTATAAGAATTTAATTGTAAACAATAAAAAAGATGGAAGCAGAAGGACTAACATTTGGACTAAACGCAATAGTAAGTATATTATTTGCAGCAGCAGGAGCACTTGGATTTTGGTATACAATCAAAGGGTCGGTTAGTTTACTTGAACAAAAAGTACAGACACTTGAATCTACTGATAGGGTTTTACATAAAAGAGTTGAAGGTTTAAAGGAAGAGGTTAAAGAGAATAGAGATAAAGCAGATAGCTCTATAGCAGACATCACTAGTAAGATGCAAGCAATGGAGCTTAGAATAATACAAGCAATTCATGACTTAAAGGTTTAATCTTTTTAATTAGCATAATAAATAGTAATAAGTAAATAAACATGAGAGGATATAAGACAGATGACCGAAGTAAAGAAACACCTTTACCAGTAAGAGCTTATAGATCTACATGGTTTTCTCTTAGAACAGGAAAGTTATACAGACAAACTACACATCCTATAGGAAACAATTGGGTACTAGAAGTTACCGGTGTTCCTACCCTAGCACAAGTCTTAGAGTCTGGTAATATCATGGAGAATCTCCAACAGATACAATCAGAAAATGGATCTACTTGGATGTATACTCATGACACTGAGGTAGCTTTAGGGTTTAATAATAAAACTATTATTATAAATAATATAGGGCTTAGTATTAATAATGGAGTTACACAACCTATTACAATAGATTTTCTAACTAATAGAATATCATTAAATACAATAGAAACCTTTATTGATGATACTGCCGCAGGTGTAGGAGGGTTAACATTAAATCAAGTATATCAAACACCAACAGGTGAATTAAGAATAAAACTATAAGATATAAATATTTTATTTAATAAGAACTGGCTAACAACCAGTTTTTTTTGCATCATAATTATTTAAAACTTGTAAAGTTTAAACTTAATTACTATCTTTACACTATAATTATTTAAAAACCAACATTATGAATGTAGAAACTAAAGAATCTTCTTTACAAGAAGAACCTGAAATGACTCCAGAAGAAATACTTGCTAGGAGAAAAGAACTTATTAAATTTTATAAAGATGAAATACCACTTCTAAAGTCAAGAAGTGAATATGAAAAATATTTAACAGATATTGAAGAAGCTAGATTTGCTAGATTTCAAATTAGAATTGCTCATGCTCAAATGTTAGCACCACAAGAAGGTTCTGAAGATTCTGAAGCAAGAATGAAAAAAGAATTTGCTAAATCTAATTTATCTAAAAAATTAAAAACTAATTAAATATAGAACCATGGCTGTAGTTAATCAAGTAAAAAAATCAGGATACATGGATCTTTGGGATATAACAAAATTTCAATTAAACTTATATTGTCATTTAAATAAAGTTAACATTTCAGACTCTGATCTTGATTGTCTAACACTTTTAGCTATTAATGGAGAATCTGAATTAACTGCTTTATGTAATGCAGCCTGTGATGAAGATGAAAGAGATAGAGAACATACTCTAAATCATCAGCAGGTTATATTTAAAAGTCCTCAATCAGTTAGGAATTCAATTAATAAACTTGAAAGACAAACCTTAATTGCAAAAAAAGGAAAAAATAAAAAAACAATTCAAGTTAATCCCAAGATGGATATACAAACAGCAGGTAATATCTTTATAGAAATTAAATTTTTAAGAAAAGATGAGACCAAAAAAAGCTAAAGAGTTTATTAAACCAACTGCTCTTAATATGAATCTATCAGAATCAATGGTGGAGGATGTAATTAGTTTTTATTGGTCTGCAATACAGAAAGCCCTCTCTAATATTGAGAGTGCTTCTGTTACTGTTGCTGGTTTAGGTATATTTAAAGTTAGAGTTAAAAAAATTAAAAAATTACAAGCTAGATACACTAAATATCTAGAAAATACAGATCTTGAGTCTATGACTTTTAACAAACATTCTGTTAAAAAATTAGCAGAGTTTAAATTAGAAAGACTATCTATTATAGAAAAAGATTTAGAAAAAGAAAGAAAGAAAAAAGAAGAAGTTAAATTAAAAAGAGCAGAATATGTCACTAATAAAACTATGGAAAAATAAGAATAAAATTCTTGAAGGTATTAAAAACCGTGTTTTTAAACAAGAACATATTGAAGAGATCTTTGAGGAAAGATTAGGTATATGTCAAAAGTGTATAGAATATGACCTTGAAGGTAAGAATTGCTATGTTCCAGGAACACAACCTTGTTGTGGAGAATGCGGATGCAGCCTTGCTCTAAAGTTAAGATCACTATCATCAGAATGTGGTTTAGCTAAATGGAATGCAGTATTAAATGAAGATGAAGATGATAAATTAAATCAACAACTAAAAGATGAGTCTAATATTTAAAGAAAAAGGTCACAAGTATGAAAGTATAGATCCTAATGAATCTATTATTTGGACTAGTGTTACAAGTCTTATAAGTAAATTTAAAAAACCTTTTGATACTGATGGTATAGCTGTTAAGTCTTCAAAAAATAAAAAGTCTAAATGGTATAAATTAGATCCAGAAATAATTAAGAATGTGTGGCAAGCAGAAAACTTAAGAGCTGTTAAATTAGGTAGTTTCTATCATAATCAAAGGGAAACTGATTTAATTGAATGTGATACTTTACAGAAAGATGGAATTGATTTACCTATTATACCACCTAAAATTATTGATGGTTTAAAATATGCACCTAATCAAAAGCTTATACCTGGTATATATCCTGAACATTTTATGTACTTAAAGTCTGCAGCTATATGCGGTCAAGCAGATAGAGTTGAAGTAGTAAACAATACTATTTATATATCTGATTATAAAACTAATAAAGAAATTAAAGAAGCGTCTTATGTTAACTGGGAAGGTATAAGTAATAAATTAACCGGACCTATGTCACACATAGATGATTGTAATTTACAACATTATACTTTACAAATGAGTATATATATGTATATGATGCTTAAACATAATCCTAAACTTAAACCAGGACTAATGACAATAGAACATATATTATTTGAAAAAAAAGGAGATGATGAATATGGATATCCTATTACTAAGTATAATAATATTGGAGATCCTATAGTAAAAGACATAGTAAAATATGAAGTACCTTATTTAAAAGAAGAAGTTGTTTCTATGATTAACTGGTTAAAAAAAAATAAATAATGTTAGCAAGACTATTTGACGTACAAAATGGTAAAGTAGTTCCATCAGAACACTGTTATACTATAAGTTGGTTAAAGGATATAATGGATGAGTATTCGGATAATGAAGACTATTTAAAGGTATATAGTTATCTTTTTTATATGACATACCCTAATCCAGATCTTAATCCTTTTTTTCATATTAAGGAAATAGAAAAAGAAGAAATGATATTAGAAGATATTAATGCAGAATTTTCTACAGAAGATTTTAGTATTAGGAAAGCTCTTGATAAATGTAAAAAAATGTATGAGACACCAACCTCAAGAGCTTATGAAGGAATAGCAGGAATGCTTGATAAATTAGCTTTATATATGAGAGTTACTAGTATATCAGATGGTAAAGATGGAAACATAACAGGTATCATATCTGCTGCAAAAAACTTTGAACAAATTAGAAACTCTTTTAAAGGCGCTTATAAAGATTTGCAAGAAGAACAAGAATCTAGAGTACGTGGAGGAAAAGGATTAGGTTATGATCAAATGTAAAATATATGTTTAGAGATAGAGATTATCCCATATCAATACCAACTTGGGAAAAAGGTGAATGGATAGAAGATACAATCTTTAATACAATGGATGATTTTATAACTTATCTATTAAATCTATTTAAAGAACCTGGTGAATATGAGTTTGATGATAGTGTAGAACACTGGCAAGAACAAGCTTTGGTTTATAAGAAAAAAGGCTACTACTGTACTGCACCTTTTAGGAGTAGAGATTTTATGAGGTATTGGGATAATCAAAAACGTAAATCTAGAAAAGGTGTTATTTATAAATCAATAAATAAAGAATGGTTTCTTACAAGAGACTATTATTTTTGGTTAAACTTTTTACCTATTTTTGATAAAGAAAAAGATGAATATGATTTTCCACTCATATGGGATATACAATATCATCTTGCATTATATGAATTACTAGCAGAACTGCACAATAAACACAGTGTTATTCTTAAAAAAAGGCAAATAGCATCTAGCTATTTTCACTGTGCAAAGCTTATAAATTATTATTGGTTTGAAGAAGGCGCTAAACTTAAGATGGGTGCTTCATTAAAGGATTTTATCAACCTAAAAGGTTCTTGGAAGATGCTTAATGAATACTCAGACTTTCTCAACGAACATACAGCATGGATAAGACCCCATAACCCTGGTAAAGTAGGTGATTGGGAACAAAAAATTCAGAAAACTGTAAATGGTAGAGATATAACCGTGGGACTAAAGTCAACTATGGGCGGTTATACTTTTGAGAAAGACGCAACATCGGGTGTAGGTGGACCTTGTAGATACTTCTTTCATGAAGAGGCTGGGGTTGCTCCTAAGATGGATCAAACATATGAGTTTATGCGACCTGCTTTACACTCAGGTATGATAACTACAGGTATGTTTATTGCTGCGGGTTCTGTTGGGGATTTAGATCAGTGTGAACCACTTAAGGAATTTATGAATCATCCAGAAGAAAATGATTTCTATGCTGTAGAATCAAATCTTGTAGATGAAGAAGGCTCTTGGGGAAGACATGGTTTGTTTTTACCTGAACAATGGTCTATGCCTCCTTATATAGATCCATTTGGTAATTCAATGGTAAAAGAAGCTTTAGAAGCAATACATGCTCAAAGAGCTATTTGGAAAAGAGATTTAGATCCTAGTAAGTATCAATTACGTATATCTCAAAAACCAACTAATATAAAAGAAGCTTTTGATTTTAGATCAGAATCTAAATTTCCTTTACACTTACTTACATCTCAAACAAGACGTATTGAAGATAAACAATATCATGCTGAATACTTAAAACTTGCAAGAGCACCTGAAGGAGCTATTGAAGTAAGTAATTCTAGTAAATCACCAATAACTGAATTTCCTATTAGTAAAAAACAACGTGATAAAGAAGGTTGTATTGTTGTATGGGAAAGACCACCGGAAGAAACTCCTGCTTGGGGTGCATACTATGGTTCAATAGATCCCGTGTCAGAAGGAAAGACAACTACTTCTGATTCATTGTGTTCTATCTATATATACAAAAATAGTGTGCAGATTAGCCGCATGAATGAAAATGATCAGATGGAAACCTTTATAGAAAAAGGTAAAATAGTAGCAGCTTGGTGTGGAAGATTTGATGACATTAATAAAACACATGAAAGACTTCTTTTAATTATAGAATGGTATAATGCTTGGACGGTTATAGAAAATAATATCTCTCTTTTTATACAGTATATTATTGCTAAAAGAAAGCATAAGTATTTAGTACCTAAAGATCAAATAATGTTTCTTAAAGCCATTGGTGCAAATAAAACAGTATATCAAGAATATGGTTGGAAGAACACAGGGACTATGTTTAAAG